CATCTTTCTTGACGAGTTCGCGTTCATCCCGAATCACATTGCTGATGACTTCTTTGCCTCTGTTTATCCTACTATTACGTCTGGACAAAGCACAAAAGTAATTATTGTTTCTACCCCTAGGGGTATGAATCATTTCTACCGCATGTGGCATGATGCGGAGAAAGGTAAAAGTGAATATGTACCAACAGATGTCCACTGGTCCGAAGTACCAGGAAGAGATGAAGAGTGGAAAGAGCAAACTATTGCTAACACTTCAGAACAACAGTTTAAAATTGAGTTTGAGTGTGAATTCTTAGGATCAGTCAATACTCTAATTAATCCAGCAAAACTTAGAAATCTTGTTTATGATTCGCCTAGAACTAGGAATGCTGGATTAGACATTTATCTTGAACCAGTAAAAGATCACAACTATATCATAACAGTTGATGTGGCGCGTGGTCTTGGGAACGATTACTCTGCATTTGTTGTTTTTGACACAACAGAGTTCCCATATAATATAGTCGCAAAGTATAGGAATAATGAAATCAAACCTATGCTATTTCCAAATATTATTTTGGATATGGCAAAGGCATATAATAATGCATACCTTCTTATTGAGGTAAATGATATTGGTGATCAAGTTGCTAGTATTCTTCAGTATGATTTGGAATATGAAAATCTATTGATGGCGTCGATGAGAGGTCGTAATGGTCAAATTGTTGGTCAAGGTTTCTCAGGAAAGAAAACACAACTTGGTGTAAGAATGACTGCTGCAGTCAAAAAGTTGGGTTGTTCTAATCTAAAAACTTTACTAGAAGATGATAAGTTACTTACATGTGATTATGAAATAATTTCAGAATTAACTACTTTTGCACAAAAAGCAAACTCATTTGAAGCAGAAGATGGTTGTAATGATGACTTGGCAATGTGCCTTGTTATTTTCGCTTGGTTAGTGTGTCAGGATTATTTTAAAGAAATGTCTGACCAAGATGTCAGAAAGAGAATATATGAAGAGCAGAGAGATCAAATAGAACAAGACATGGCACCATTTGGTTTTATAAACGATGGTCTAGATAATGGATCATTTACTGATAAAGATGGTGATGTATGGCATTTGGATGAATATGGGGACAAATCATACATGTGGGACTACATGTAAAGGGTGGTTTTAATAAATAATTTCAGAATAATCTGAGATTCGGAGAACAAAAAGATGCCACTTAATTTAGCATCTCCTGGAATTGTAATTAGAGAAGTTGACTTAACGGTTGGGAGAGTAGATCCGACGAGTGGATCTATTGGCGCTCTAGTAGCACCGTTTGCGAAAGGTCCTGTTAATGAGCCACAACTCATTGAGAGCGAAGATGACCTACTACAAACATTTGGTCAACCCTACTCTGCTGATAAGCACTATGAGCATTGGATGGTAGCATCCTCCTTCCTTGCTTACGGCGGAACACTAGAGGTTGTCCGTGCTGGAGATCAATCTTTAGTCAATGCATTCGTAGGAACTGCCACTAGCATTAGAATCAATGGTGGTGAGCACTATAACCAACTAGGTTATGTTGAAAATGTCATTCCTAATGTAACTGTTGCTGCTAAGAACCCTGGAACTTGGGCAAATGGCATCAAAGTTGCAATCATCGATGGCAGAGCAGACCAAATTCTTTCTGGTATTACCACCACTGGTGTTTCACTTGGTGATACCTTAAAGGTTGCTGTTCCTGCAGGAACTTACAAAATCGGTGCTGATGGTAGCAAAACTGATCTAGACGGAACCTTCTGTGGCGTTATCTCCGAAGTTGGAGAAGGATCTGTTTCAGTTAAGTTTGTACATCACATCTCCGCTGCTGGTGTTGTAAACAACGAAGACTATCAGGCATCTGGTCAACTTAGATTCCCCAACTCTGGATCTAATGTTGCTATTCATACTGCAGGACAAAGTGCAGCATGGACAACCACTGCCAGTTACACCAATGCTACTGATTGGTTCTCTTCCCAAGACATTCAGTTAACCGAAGGAAAGTTAGAGTGGGATCAGTTAGCAAATGCACCTGGAACTTCTACTTTTGCTGCTGCAAGAGGCGGAAGATTCGACGAAGTGCATGTTGTACTAATCGACGATGACGGAAAAGTTACTGGAAATGCAGGAACTATCCTAGAAAAGCATTTATCCCTATCTAAAGGTACTGATGCAGAATTCTCTGTTGGTTCCCCACAATACTGGAGAAAGTATCTAGAAGTTAATTCAAGATATATCTTCGGTGGTAGTGCTCCTACAGGTGCTCAAGCAATTGATTATGATAATACAAGTGTTTATGCACTTACCACTGATGCTGGATGGGATCAACCAGTTTCTGGCGTTTCATTCGCTGGTTCGGGTAATTTTGTTGCCTCTCTCGCTGGTGGTACACTATATGGCGGCAGAGTTGATGATGCTTCTGGATTAGCATCTACTAAGAGTGGTGCATTTAATCCTGGTTTAGATGACATTCTAACTGGATACACTCTCTTCGAGAACACTGAAGAGACTGAAGTTGATTTCATCTTAATGGGTTCTGCAAATTATCCAAAAGAGCAAGCACAACAACTCGGTGCTAAAGTTATTGCAGTTGCTGAGGCAAGAAAGGATGCAGTAGCATTCATCTCACCTTACAGACAAGCATTCTTGAATGATTCTGCTGTTGGTAGCGTAACTGTTAACAACATCGATACCATGACTGATAATGTGGTTGGATTCTACAGTCCTCTCACATCTTCAACTTATGGTGTATTTGATAGCGGTTATAAGTACATGTTCGACCGCTTTAATAACACTTTCCGCTATGTTCCACTAAATGGTGACATTGCTGGAACCTGTGCTAGAACCGACCTTGAGCAGTTCCCCTGGTTCTCTCCTGCTGGAACTTCAAGAGGTGCGATTCTAAATGCAGTTAAACTGGTTTACAACCCAGGTAAGAAGCAAAGAGATATTCTGTATTCTAACAGAATCAACCCAGTTATCCAATCTCCTGGTGCTGGTATCATTCTATTCGGTGATAAGACCTCTTTCGCTAAGGCATCTGCCTTTGATCGTATCAATGTTCGTAGATTGTTCATCTATCTCGAAGATGCAATCTCCGCCGCTGCTAAAGATCAACTCTTCGAGTTCAACGATGAACTTACGAGAACTAATTTCGTAAACATCATTGAACCATTCCTCCGTGATGTTCAATCCAAGCGAGGCATCTTTGACTTCGTAGTTGTTTGTGATGAGACAAACAACACTGCAGCTGTTATTGATGCTAATGAGTTCGTTGCTGACATCTTCATCAAACCCGCAAGATCTATCAACTTCATCGGTCTTACCTTTGTTGCTACTAGAACTGGCGTTGCCTTTGAAGAAGTTATCGGTTCAGTTTGATCATTTTAAATAAAGTACAGAGGTTTAATTTCCTACCATGGCTAGAAATCAAGTCAATCCACCCCCACTAAGAACGATATCCGACTTCAAGAGTAAGTTAACGGGTGGTGGCGCTCGCGCCAACCTCTTTGAAGTCGTTCTAAACTTCCCAGATCTCGCCCAACCAGATTCTGCTGTATTAGATAAAGCAAGATTCTTAGTTAAGGGTGCCAATCTACCTGCATCTAATGTTGCACAGATTGAAGTTCCTTTCCGTGGAAGGGTACTAAAGATTGCTGGAGACAGAACATTCGATTCCTGGACTGTTACCGTTATCAACGATACAGACTTTGCAATCCGCTCCGCGTTTGAAAGATGGTCTAACACTATCAATAGACTATCCGATAACACTGGTCTTACTAACCCAGCTGATTATCAAGCAGATGCTTATGTTTATCAGCTTGATCGCGATGGTTCTACTCTAAGATCCTATCGTTTCTATGATACTTTCCCAACTCAGGTTGGACCTATTGAACTTTCTTATGATGCTCAAGGTATTCAAGAATTCACAGTTGAACTCCAAGTTCAATATTGGGAAGCGATTAAGGGTACTGGTGCCAATGCAGGCGGTGAAGACATTAACTAAATAAAGAATAACCAGAACGCTTAAATTATACTATGGCAAAACTTTTTGGTTTTTCTATTGAAGATACCCAAAAGAAATCCACTACTATTGTCTCCCCCGTTCCCAAGAATAATGAGGACGGGGTTGACAATTTTATTAGTAGTGGTTTTTATGGTCAATATGTAGATATTGAAGGGGCATATCGTTCAGAATATGATCTAATTAAAAGATATCGTGAAATGGCACTTCACCCTGAGTGTGATGGTGCTATTGAAGATGTTGTGAATGAAGCAATCGTTAGTGATCTATACGATTCTCCAGTTGAAATTGAATTATCAAACCTTGATGTAAGTGCTGGTTTAAAGAAAAAGATCAGAGATGAGTTCAAATACCTCAAAGAACTTATGGATTTCGATAAGAAATCCCACGAAATCTTTAGGAATTGGTATATTGATGGTAGAGTTTTCTACTTAAAAGTAATCGATGTAAAGAATCCCCAAGAAGGGATTCAAGATTTAAGATATATTGACCCATTAAAAATTAAATATATCCGTCAAGAAAAGAAAAGACCAGGTAATGGTGATCCAGCGATTAGACTCAGAAGTCAGCAAGATCCCGTGCCTAATCCTGAGTTTGATGAATATTACATCTATACTCCCAAAGTAAGTCATCCAACTAACATGGGTGGTCAAATGGGTGGTAAGAATTCCATTAGAATCGCCAAAGATTCTATCACCATGTGTACTTCTGGTTTGGTTGATAGAAATAAGAATAGAGTTCTTTCTTATCTACACAAAGCAATCAAGGCTCTCAATCAACTTCGTATGATTGAAGATTCTTTGGTCATCTATCGTCTATCAAGAGCACCAGAGCGTCGTATTTTCTATATTGATGTTGGTAATCTACCTAAAGTAAAAGCAGAACAATACCTCAAAGAGGTAATGTCTCGCTATAGAAATAAACTAGTTTACGATGCGAGCACTGGCGAAGTTCGCGATGATCGTAAATTTATGTCCATGATGGAAGATTTCTGGTTGCCCAGAAGAGAAGGTGGTCGTGGTACTGAGATCACTACCCTACCTGGCGGTCAGAATCTGGGAGAACTCTCAGATATCGAATATTTCCAGAAGAAACTCTATAGAGCACTTGG